GACAACTCCCATCCACCACTCAGTGAAAGCAAGCAACAAACGAGTGGCCACATAATTGCTGGGTCCATAAGAGCTGCAAAATTCCCTGAACCCATTTGAAGCCTGGGTGCCCCTCTGCCTCATCTTGACAATCAAGTACACAGGGAAATAAAGAGCAAGATCAAGGCAATTGGCAACCCAAAGGATGGCCCAGTTCAGCCAATGAACGGCCATGCTGTGGCACTCCTGCAGTCCATGGAAAAAACAGCCAATGAACACACGCTGAAGGTAAACCTTTCGAAATTCGGCACTGGTAACCAAGCGGTAAAGCTCCAAAGAGCCCACCCGAGGAAGAAATTCCGTCATGGCTTGAGCTGTCGTGACTTCCCTAGCCGATTCGCCTACAGGAACCCCGTCGGGGATGTCGTCAGAAGGCACTGCCCCAACCAGCTCACTACACAGGCAAGAAGTCTGAGGAACGAGCAGGCCATTGGCTTTGCAAGTGGGACAGAATGTAATATTGCTGATGGTGGAAACACCTGCAAGCAAATCATTCTGGTTCTTGTCATGCTCAGCGATGTCGTGGGCGAGAAAATTGAGAAAATCCTTGGTCTGAGTGAAAATCTTAACGGTCTTGAAGTCCGGCATGCGATCACCCTTGTCAGACTCAACTGGGGCAAGCAAAGTGAACTTCCACATGTCGACGACATCACCCTCCTTATTAAGGGCCTTTGCGGGGTTAAGTGTTCCATCCGCCTTAGTAAATTCCGGCTTGAGTTCCACAACCACATTTGCCTTCATTCGGCGGAAAACCGCCATTGGACAATGTGCCGTCTCCCTCAAGTTCAGCTCGGGATTGTTAGTAGTGACAATGAGAAGCTGAGAGGTGTAAGCCACTTTGCCCTTGTCACCAAAAGCTTTCGGAACCAAATGGGTAGCGTTGTTCACTCTCCTAATAATGGCATCAACCACAGGATCAAGTTCCCCCGGCTTTCCCGTCTGGATAGCAGCGTCGTCATGAATGTCAACCCACTGGTTATAGTAGGTCTCATCGAATTTGTCACTCAAATTGGCCCAATTGACAGCCTCATAATCATCCTTGGAAATCTTGAGCACGTCTGAAGCCCACTTCATGATATAACCCAAAATGACGGACTTAGCCTGGCCGGACTTGCCCTGTAGCATAATGGCATACGGGGCATATTTCATGCCACCAGACTTATCCGAACATCATGGGTCGTCAGCATCTCCGCAATGCGG